TGTCAAGTTGTACACTTTTGAGGCGAGAGGGCACTTTGTTCATCTTTTTCAAGCGAAATGATAACTGCATTTTTCTCGGAATCATACCGTCCTTTAAACTGATGGTCTTTTCCTGCTGCCAGACCATTTGCTTCCAGCAACACCTGAATGAACTGTATTCCGTTAATCATCATCCGACACTGCCCATCGGTCAGCAGCCTGTCCGGGACCTTAAAGGACATGGGATGCTCCGCAGCACACGGCGTGATTGCAATAGACTTCCGATCTTTCCTCTGCAAAACGCAGATATAGGCCGGACTTCCAAGAATACGGATAACATCTTTCCCAACATTCATTCTCCGGCTTTCCGCCGGAATTGTCACTCGCAGGTTCATAACTCGTCCAGAATTCATGTCGGCATTCCTCTCCCGTCAGACTCATAACTCGATTGCTGCATATTCACAGATTGTTCCGGCAAATCTGGCAAAGGTATATTTTCAAATTCTTCGCCTCGCGGCATCGGTACTGAAGTAGTGTCGGCTTCCCGTTCGGACTCGTCCAATACTGCAGAACCCTGATACCCGATAAAATCCTCAAACATGTTCATCTGATGGTTTGCAATGTAGTCATTATAAGATTTTCCGATGCAATTCTTATAAGTATCCGGGAAGAATTTCATCTGCTTTTTCCTCAATTCACCAGTAATCGGGTCTGTATACTCCTGTGGCTTCGGGGTGAACATGATTGCTTCTTCTAAATCAAACAACATACAAAGACCCTGATCTGAATTAGCCACCCTACCAAGCACTTTATAACGGCATTCCCGATTCCAGTTCATGAGCCCAAAGATATTTTCCACAAATTCCAATGATGTAATATCCTTATTCACCCAGTTTTCGTCTTTCTGTCGTGCCCATTCAACAGATGCGCTGTCCTCTTCCGGGCACATAATCAACGCAAGCCGCTTCTTATTTGGGTGCAGAATCGGAAGAACATACTTGATTCCTTCAAAAAGCCGAATGCACGCCATATTAAATTTCATAACACCATATTTTATGCTCACTGCAGGTTTATTCAGCATGGAAAACTGGGTGCGCGGCGGAAGTTCATAGCCATCGAACTTTTCGTACTCCAGTTCTCTTTTATGTTCTTTCCGTATCTGTGCAAGTTCACGAATCAAGGAGATTTCCCGAACACTCAGTTCTTGCGCCCTGCTTTTTTCTTCCATTCTATAAGTTCCTCCTACATCGACATCAAAAGATCATCCAGTTCACGTTGAACTTCATTTCTGCTTGGAATTGCACCAATCATAGGATTTTCTACGACTTGGCCGGATTCCATCACATCACGGGCCGTAATGTTCTGAACCCATTTACTCCGATATAACCGGCATTTCAGATTCATCGAACAATTTTCTTGTTCATACTGATTTTTCCCAGTCAAAATCCGGGACTCATCTAATTCAAAAATCAGAAATTTTGCATTTCCCTGACCCCGGCAGATACCACGGCACTGGTAGCGGTAATTCATTTTCCAGTTCAACGTTTGAAAGACAAGCCCAGAAAATGCTCTGGCTGAAAAAACACTATGAACGTCATTGTCATCTCTCCAGTGCATCGCCGTTGAAAAGCCGTGATTGCTCTTTCGCAAAATCACGACCTGCAGAATCGGATGATAGAGCAATTCAACATCCTCGCAGTCGTCCAAGCGGGTATGACACGCTTTGCTGAAGCGGATTCCATTTTTTGAGATTGTTATAACCGGGCTACTCTGGTTGATAAAGCAAGTACCTGAAACCGTCATATATTCAGATTGAAGTGCCTTTTCCAGTGTTGCCCCAGCCCTCATCTCTGCTATATCGTTCAGTTTCATCACCTCTTCCGGCAGATAGGTGCTCAGGCAAAGGCTGCGGATACTTTCAGCATTGATGCCGCTCCAGTTCGGATGGATGCCCACAAAGCCTTTCAATGCTCCCTGCCGGATTACCACAATATCCTGCACCCCGCACTTTTTGCTGCTGGATGCCACAAGATGTGCAGCTCGTGCGATTTCTGGGGAAACAATCGCTTCGTGATGTTCCGGGACATAGGCAGAGCAGCGATTGCCGTTATTCTTCGTGACCTTGCCCAGTTTGTAATCTACCACAATGCTCTTCCTAGCTTCCAGATCACCCCAGCGGCGTTCATTTTTCATGATGTTTGCCACCATTACGCCGTTCCACTCCTGCCTGCCGCGCAGGGTGCTGCGCTTCTTCTGCGTCAGGATCATTGCAATCTGATCGTAGTTATACCCTTGAATAAACGCCAGAAAGATAAAGCGCACCGTCTTCGCTTCTTCCGGCTCAATCACAAGCTGTCCATCCTTCGTATGCCGATATCCCATCAGGTCGGCCACCGGGTACTGGCCTGTCATAATACGCTGGTCATACGAAAGGATCATCCGGCGACTCTTGTTGCCCGATTCCCAATCTGCCAGAAGTGCTTGAATGTCCAAACTATATTGGCTGCTTGGATTCAGCGTGTAGATGTTTTCAGTTTCAAAGTACACGCCAATGGGATGTGCCGGGTGCATGGTTTTCAATGCTGCAATCTGCGTCATACAATCCGAAAAATTTCGCGCAAACCGCGAAATTCTGGCACAGATAATCAAGTCCATCTTCTGGTCTTTGGCATCTCGCATCATGCGCTTAAACGCATCCCGTTTCCGCAGTGAAGTACCCGATTTTCCTTCATCGCTGTAAATATCCTGCAAATTCCAGTTTTCCGTTTCTGCAATCTTTTTGGTGTAATATAGAGTCTGGTTTTCAATGGAAGAAATCTGTTCTTCGCTGGAAGTGCTGACACGGGCATAAACCGCCACACGCTTCAGGTCGCTGTCGTAAATCGACGGTGTCGGTTTCGCCGGACGAAAGTAATCTTTTGCCGTTTTCTGCCCCTGTTCTGTCTGCTTATGGATTCTGTCACGAATCTCTGCTTTTCGCCTTTCAGATTCCAGATGTCGGCTCTGCCAGTCTGCCCCACTCGGCAGCACTTCAAGGTTTTCTACCGGAATACACTCTACGTCTTTTGGATTATACTGTCCTTCCACGTTCATTTTTTTCAGCCTTTGTCATTTCATGTTCCAGTCGGATTCTCCACTCAAGATAATCTTTCCTTCGGATCGATGTATATTTTTCAGCCAAATCTTTCAGGCTCTGCCGCTGGTTATCAACGTCAAGAATCGTGTCAATTCTCTGGTCGTCGTCATCCGTAACAACATCCACTCGAATCTGCATGTCAAACAGATATTGCAGCAAAAAACAGAAATCACAGGTGTTTGCTGCAAGGTAAGCTCTTGTCTGCGAGAAAATCAGATTGACTTTTCCTTTTTTGCAGTCCTGAAGCAGATGCACCATTTCCGGGCGTTTATAAATTTCCTTATTCCCTGTGATGTCAATATAAACACCAACCAGCTTTTTATCGCTATCAGTTTTAAACTTTTCAGCATAGTAGGAACTGTGATAGGCTACTGCTGCATCCTTAGAGCGCTCCCACAATTTTGCAAGTTTCACATAGCCGCCAACTTTATACCTGTGGTCCATTCACAGCACCTTCTTCCGGCTGAACACTCCAATACCATCTCCGCTTTTTCTGGTAGCAGTGGATTCCCATTTCTGTTTTTACCATCCGCGCCACACGTTTGCTGACACCCTCATTGTCCAGACGGCAATAAATTTCATTTGCGCTCATATCGCCTTTTTCAAGAAAATGCTTAATCCAATAGACCGCTTTTTGCTGTTCTGATTCAAATTCGGGTTTTCTATCTGGTTTCTGATTTTCAAAAGATTGCGGCCTGCATTCCAGCCACTGAAAGCCCTTGTCGGCGGAAATGGAAAAACGGATGTCTTCTGCCGTAGGCGCAAGACTGTTTTTGATTTGATGTACGATTCTTATATCAGGATTCTCTGTATCTCGCTCCACCTGCAGGACGCTTCGTGCTGCTGCCACAACATCAATGCTGCCAAGGCTGCGGTACAGCCCTTTGGAGCCTTCTTTTTTATTGAGGTGCCCAATCAGAACGATGGCGCAATCATAGCCAGCAGCCCACATTCCAAGGCGGCGCATCAGTTTTCGTGCCCTGCCTGCGATTTGTAAATCGGAATCACTTCCAAGATAGGCCTGGATCGGGTCGATCACGACCAATCGCGGCCGGAATTCAATGATTGCCTGACGGATGCGTTCATCGTCCAATGTAAGGCCGTTATAAACTTCTTCGTTGATGAAAGCAATCTTCTTGCAGTCTGCTCCGCAGCGTTCCAGACGTGGCTTAATCGTGTCTGAAACGCCATCCTCGGAGCACTGATAAATCACTTTTTGCGGTGCACCGATCTTACAGCCATCCGGAGTCTTACCACCAGTTGAAAGTTCGGCAATTAGATTCATCATCATAGTCGATTTCCCATCTCCAGGATCACCCTGCAGCAGTGTAATTTTCCCGATTGCAATAAAGGGATACCACAGCCACCGTACATCCGTTGCCTGAACTTCGCTATACAGTGTCAGCAGCCTTTCCATTTCGTTTTCCTCACTTTATTTTTACAGTTTTATTTCATGCTTTTATTATACAATTATCAGATGATTTTTTCTGTGACCCAACAGGTCACTTGTTCCCAAAAATGTGACCTACTGGGTCACATTTTTGCCTCAGAAGCCATCTCCGCTAGAGGGGAAAAGAAAAATTCTGACTTCTATGCGGATCGTTCTTTTGGTTTTTCTTGATTCATTTTTTCATAAGTCAAATAATTAAAGTATCTTATGCGGGCACTTGAAAGGAAGATTGCCATATGTCCGTAAATTGTACTTCTCTTGGAAAACGAATCAGCTTCTACCGTTCAAAATCGAATCTATCGCAGGAAGCCCTCGCCGCAAAAATCAACTGTAGCCGTGAACACATTGTCCGTATCGAAAATGGAACAAAAATCCCTAGCATTTCTGTTCTTGTCGAAATCGCCAACACCTTATCCGTTTCCGCGGATGAGCTTTTGCTCGACTGTCTTGAACATTCTTCTTCCTCTGCAAACTCCGAATTTCACCGCTTGCTGCTGGACTGCAATGAAACTGAACAGACTGTCATTATTCGCATGGCAAAAGAGTTAAAGGCCACTCTTGTCAGCCTTGGAATTTAACATCCATCCGTATTAAAATCACAAAATAAAAAAGCCCGCATAAGCCGCAGACGCACCCTCGAATCCTCCTGGGTGCTGTCTGTGGTTTATGCGGACTTCGCTTTTATTGCCGGAACACTGTATTTACCTTAAATCAGAAAATCGCCGCATGTTCTTGTTGGGCGAGTTGACGATGTTGTACGAGATGAACATGTTCGCCCAATTAGCACCAGTGTAAATGGTGGCAATGTTTTAATGATAAAGGTCATCCGTACAAATTCCTATTATAGCAGTTATGCTTATATTTGCGACGCCTCTCTGTCTGTGTTGCAGTAACCATTCAATTTTTTCAATAATATGGAAATAGTATTATGTTTTAGTTCGTTTAATAAACGAGCTAAAACTAAAGTGGCCGCAAATATTTGCAATAAAGGAATAGCGTTGCTATAATTACACTAAAGATTGATTGGATATTTAATTATAAGCAGAAGATCGTCCTAAAACAGCACGGAAAAGATTGGAGATGTTAAACATGAAAAAGATGGATCTTCATATCCATACGGTTTCCACCAAAAGGGACAAACCATTTGAGTTTTCGATAGAAAAGCTAAAAGGCTATGTCATACAGGAAAAAGTAGATTTGATTGCGATAACCAATCACAATCTATTTGATGCCCAACAATTCAGCGATATCACGAATGCCCTACCCATTAAAGTCTTTCCTGGCATCGAAGTAGATATAGAAGGTGGCCACCTGATTGTCATTACCGATCCATCTGACATAGATGATTTCACAGAAAAATGCGCGAAAGTTTATCGCCTTAACGGAACAAGTGAGGATTCATATATTTCCGAAGCACGATTTATGGAAATATTTAATGATCTTGGAAAATATATCCTGATTCCTCATTACGAGAAGGAGCCAAAACTCCCGCTCGAGAGGGTTCCCCAAATCAGCCCATATATTAAGTGTGGGGAGGCATGCAGCGCAAAGAAATTCATCTATATGCAGTCCAGAAGCGAAAAATTAGTTCCTGTACTATTTAGTGATTGGAGAGTTGAAGAAAAAGCTCCGTTTCCTTTAGGAAGGCAGACCTATATCGATATAGATGACGTTAATATGATGTCACTTAAATATGCATTAACCGATAAGGCGAAAGTATCACTGAAGCCGGAAGATGGAAACTCTCTATTCCAAATTCTCGACAATGGTTTGCAAATCTCAACTGGATTAACTGTACTTTTAGGAAAGCGTTCGTCTGGCAAGACCTACACGCTCGATCAAATCAATGCGCAATTTCCCGGCGGAAAGTACATCAAACAATTTTCGTTGTTATCGACGGATGATGAGCAATCTCAGCGAAAATTCGAGGCAGCATTAAAAAATAAGGGAAACTCTGTAACAGAAAGCTATTTGGGGCCGTTCAAAGCGGTTGTTGATGATGTGCAATCCGTCAATCTGGAGCAAGATGCGAAGGAAATAGACGAATATTTAGAGACGCTGAAAAAGGCCGGAGAAGATGCACAGCGGCAAGACATCTTCTCAAAGGCAAATCTCTATCAAGAATCAAATTTTAGCATCAAAAATTTATCCTCCCTTGTCGAAATGATTGAAGCCGTAGAGACTTTACTGGGCTCAATTGAATACAAGGAGTTGGTTGAAAAGTATGTTGGTAGGCGTTCGCTTCTGCGTTTAGCGATTGCATTAAGAGAGCAATATATTCAAGAAAAGACAGATTCGTTGCACAAAGAATATGTAAATAGTCTTATCACATCGGTAAAGAAAGAACTAAGTGTTCGCTCTTCTACAACCGCTGTGCCAGATATAGACTTGTACCAAATCCTCATGAATCAGCACAAGGTACAGGTCTTCCGTGATGTGGTGAAAATGATAAAAAAGCCTCGTGTTATTCAAGCGCAGAATTTGTATTCTTACAGAGTAGTTGCCCAAAGCAGTCCGTTTTCGGGTGCACTGGCGATGCAGAAAGTTAGTCGAAGCAAGACTGTCTTCTCCGATGCATTTAAGGAGTACAATGATCCGTACAAATTCCTACAAGTTTTGAAAGGGAAGGATATTCCTGCATCGGAGTATTATAAGTACTTCGTTAACATTACCTATGAAGTATTTAACCAGTATGGAAGTCCTGCGTCCGGTGGAGAACGTTCCGAATATAATTTGCTTCAAGAATTGTCAGATGGAGTGAAAAACAGCATTTTGATTCTTGATGAACCAGAGTCTTCGTTTGACAATATATTCCTTAGAGATGGAGTAGATAGCCTGCTTAAAGACATATCAAAAACTATTCCGGTAATTATTGCAACGCACAATAATACAATTGGTGTTTCTGTTCACCCAGATTACATCGTTTATGCCTGCAAAGAGGTCTTAAGTGATGGAAAACTTGAATATCATTTGTATTCGGGTTATCCCTCAAGTGAGGACTTGGTTGACTTAAAAGGCAATCATATATCACGAAAATCTGTTTTGTTGGATTGCCTTGAGGCTGGTGAAGCAGCCTATATGGATCGGAGGAATTCTTATGAAATACTTAATGGTTGATAATGGAAGAGTGTTCTTTTCTTTGGATGGGAGTTTGGCAAGCAAAAAGCCAATCGATCAAATTAGCAAAGACGATTTGCTTACTCTTTTGAAACTAGCGATTTCTGAAGACTCCTTTGAAATGGATCCCTACAGCACCGAATCTGTTCACAATGCAGCACACCAAATTATTTACAAAAATATCTATCAGAAATTTGAAGATATCAGATTGCATCGGGTAAGTTTCGAGGATGAAAAGGCAAATCTTTACCGAACTGCGATAAATAAGTACTCTTCTGAGCTTTCTGAAGACAAGTAAGTATAAAAAGACTCGTAGCAGTCGAGGATATCAAAATATCCCGCTGTTGCGAGTCTTTTACTTTTAACAAGTATTTATCATTGGGCTTCCCGTCTGCTAGCACAAGGATTCCCGCTTTTTAGTAAATAAGATCTCATCACACTGTTGTTGGCAGAAATATAGCTTTTAATGACCCCGCTGTCTTAAATGTATGTCATTACAAAGTTTATATTATGAAAACACACATTTTTTGAAAGTGCATCAAAATCGTTTCTTTCTCTCTGTTTAGTAACCGAATGATTTCTTTCGACAGCAAAAAAGGAAGTATTTTTATGCCATTCAAAAGACAGAAGTCCAACGTATCCCCGCATTAGCCGTTCAATGTATCCTCAAATGTAAAACGAATTTTCACACGCTCATTGTTGAAAACCTCAACGCGGTCAATAAAGGTTTCCACCACATTCTGCGATAAGTGCATCACGTCGCCTGCTTCTCCCACCGTATTCATCACGGCTTGCAAATTATCCGTATCCTTTTTCACAGGCTGGAAAATTTGATCTTTCTCGGTACGCAGCCTTTGAATCTGCTCCATTCTTTCATCTTCCTGCACCCTATAGGCATCTCTCTGCCGGATGAATTCTTCCTTGCTCATGTTTCCGTCAGCATACTGCTCATACAGTGCAACGCGCTGTTTTACAATCTCTGCCTTTTCTGCACTCAGTTTTTCTTCCTGCCGTTCCAGTGCAGAGAAGCAGATCAACGCTTTGCGTTCCCGTTCGTGCAGGATCTCCAGTACATGCTCCGCCTGCTTTATCTGCACCGTCAGCGCGTTTCGGACAATCTCTTCCAGCAGATTTTCAGAGATCGGGATTCGCTTGCAGGGGCTGTCCACCGCTGTGGCTGAGAATCTGCAGTTAAACGAGGGGCCAAGTTTCTTGAGAACACGATATTTCATCAGTTTCTGGCAGTAGCCGCAGTAGACCTTGCCTTTCAGCGGATACTGGTGTTTTGTGTAGTTCCCGGCCTGGTGCTTTCCATGCTGCAGCATGATGACCATTTGTGCCTGTTCAAATTCCTCCGGGGTCACAATGGCGGCATGGCTATCCTCAATTCGTACCTGCTGTTCCAAAGGAGCGCGCAGGACCCGATGTTTGCACGGAACAGGCATAATGAATTTCGCGCCCACGTAGGTTCCCTTATACTTCTCATTTTTCAATATATGGTAAACCATTCCGCTTGTCCAGTGGCTGCGCTGCAAGTCCCATGCTTTCTGCTCGCTGTACACATGATTTTTCGCCACATGATACGCTGCCGGGGTCGGAATCTGCTTTTCATTCAGGATTTTTGCGATGGCTCCTGTTTTGTTGCCCTGCAATGCCAGTTCAAAGATCAACCGCACATACTGGCTGGCTACCGGGTCAAGGATCAGCTTATGGCAGTCATTTGGGTCCGGCAGGAATCCAAACGGGCGGTATCCTCCGAGGTACATTCCTTTTTTCTGCATCACATGGTCTGCTGCTGCGATTTTGGCAGAAAGGTCCCGGCTGTAGGATGCGTTGATGATGTTCTTGATGGCCACTTCCAGCCCTCGCACATCGTTTCCGGCGTGCATTCCACTGTCATACCCATCGTTGACAGAAATGAAGCGAACGCCCAGCAATGGGAAAATACGCTCCATATAATCGCCTGCTTCGATGTAGTCACGGGCAAACCGGGAAAAGTCCTTTACGATAATTGTTTTTATCTTGCCATCCTGCGCGTCCTGAATCAGCCGCTGGAACGCAGGGCGGCTTGTAGAGGTGCCGGAATAGCCATCGTCCACGTACTCCTGTCGCGGCTCTGCAGCCAGTTCCGGGCGAGCCATGATATACCCCTCTACCAGTCCGCGCTGGCCCTGAATGCTGTTGCTTTCGGCCTTATCAGCCCCAACATCCTCATCCGCAAGGGAAAGTCGGTAATAGGTTCCGATCATCTTCCACTCACCGCCCTTCAAACGGATAAATCAACTCTGCCTTTACGATTTCCGCTGCACGATTTTCCAGATTTCTCATGCGGCGTACCCGCTCCATCTGATTTTCTTCCTTCAGTTTTTCCGAAACGCCCTCCTGCTGGCTCATCTGCTCGATCAAAACCTCATATTGCTCTGCTGCCTGCTCTTCCACGTCTGACAAAACAGCGTCCATCTTTCCACTCAGCAGCAGGCTTTGGTAATAGGCCGGTTTTCGCAGTTTCAGGTACGCCTTGTGCAGCATCCCCCAGCGGCCAATTGGACGAGTCCGTGGCAGTTTCAAGGCTGGCAGGTAATAATCACCAACCAAAGTATATTCCATCCCTGTCCGGGCGTCGTTGATTTTCTCTTTCATTGCTTTGTTCTCCTTTTTCATCACAATAAAAATTCTGTATAAGTAATTTTCCTGCGGTCCACTTCGATTTTCTTTACATACTGCTGCAGGTTATCAGCCGTTAAAAGGGCCACTGTGTTGCCTTCGATCTGCTTTTTCTGCTGCAATTCTTCTTGGATCAACGCAAGTTCTTTCTCTTTTTCAGATTTTGTCTGTTTCAGTGTCGTGATTTCATTTTCCAAACCCTGTTTCAGTTCCAGAAATTTTTCTTTTGAAAGTTTTCCAAGGACATACTGCTCATAGCCGCTGCGCTTCTGAGATTCCAGCCGAACGATGTTTCCTGACATCTGTTCCATTTCACGGTTCAATGCCGCTTTCTTCGTTTCAAGGCTGCTTTTCCCCGAATTCTTCTGTCTCAGCTTTTTCAAATTCTTATGTTCTTCTAACCGCTGGTGCAGCTCCTTATGGATGCCGTTCCAGAGGTCTTTTTCTGAGATGGAAACATGGCAGAATTTACAGTAAAAATACAGCGAACCATCACTTTGCCAATGACAAACCAGCTTTTCGCCGCACTCTTTACAAAATATTCTGCCCTTGAAAATGTTCGGATTGTTTTCTCTGCGCTGTCTGCACCACTTTTTCCGCTCCTCCTTGACCGCTTGCTCGGCTTCTCTCAACGCGGAAACTTCATCAAACAGTTTCCAACTGATAATCGCCGGATGGTTGTCCGGCACCATACGCCAGCTTTCCCGTGGATTCTGCCCAATTTTCCGATACGTTTCATCGTAGGCAATGCGGTTATACACCATGGTCCCCGTATAAACCGGATTTTCCAGAACCTTTGTCACGAAAGCTGGCTGCCATGCAGGGTTCTTTACCCGTGAGGTGTTTTTCATATAACCCAACTGGCAGCGGCGTGTAAAAGGTGTCGGGATTCCCTGTGCAGACAGTTTCTTTGCAATCTCACGCTCTTTCATGCCGGATTTCCTCCAGAGGAAAATCTGCATCACCATATCGCTGACTTCCTCATCCAGAATCAAATGATTCTTCTGATCCTTCTTGTAGCCGAACGGAACCGGGGTATAGATTTCTCCCCGCGCTTCCTTGGAGCAAAAGCACGACTGAATTTTCTGGGACAGGTCTTTCGAGTACATCTCGTTGATCATGCTCTTGATCGGCACCAGCATCCCGTCCCTGCTCTGGCTGTTCAGGCTGTCATAGTTATCATTGATGGCAATAAATCTTACGCCGAACAGCGGAAACACCTGTTCCAGATACTGGCCTGTTTCCACGAAATTGCGGCCCAAACGCGAGAAATCCTTTACCACGATGCAGTCGATTTTCCGCTCCTGTAGTGCTTCCAGCATCCGTTCAAATTCCGGGCGGTCAAAATTTGTTCCCGTGCAGCGTTTGTCCGCAAACACATCCAGCAGCATCAGGTCATCCCGGTGGTTGATATACTCCTTGATGTAAGAAATCTGTACTTCCAGCGATTCCGTATCCCGAAGTACATCATCAAAATCGGACAGTCGTGCGTAAATTGCGGTTTTCCAGATACGGTGCGGTGCGTTCTCCGCTTCCCGCTGCGCCGCACTTACTTTCTTGCTTACTCTTGCCATAAGTCACAGCCTCCTTTCATGCAGATACTTCATGCTGCCCCATCTGCTTTTGATGCAGTTCTTCCAGCAGGTCTGCAATTTCATCGTGGAATCGGAACGTGATTTCCACCCGGTTGCCCTCATAGACTTCGATTTTCTCAATCAGTTCGACGACCATCGGACGAGTGATCTCTTCCAGTTTCCGATACTTGCGGTATACGTCCAGAAACGGATAAACATTTGGAGCAGTCTGCAGGTTTTGCTGTTCCGCTTCCAGTTCTGTGATTTTTCGGTCATACTCTTCGATTCGCTTACTGTACAGTTCGTTGTAGTTCAGAAAATCTTCCCGTGTGAGGATTTCGTCTGCATAGTCCCCGTACAGTTTTTCCTTAATGCCTTGTGTATGGGCTTTTTCTGCAGTCAGCTGTCGAATCTTCCGTTCGATACGCCGTACACGGTAGGGTTCCTGCTGGGCCTGTCGGATACTTTCTACAAACTCGGCTTCTTCCATCACGATTTGAACCTGCATTTGAAGCGCATTCCGCACAATGTTATAGAGCTTTTCATCTCGCAGGTTATGGCTCGTGCAGCTGCCTTTGTTCTGCTTGCTGCCAGAGCACTGATAATAGATGTACCGCTTTCCCTTATAGCTGGCCGACCTGCGCACAAGCCGGCTGCCGCAGTCCCCGCAGTAGAGAAAGCCTGCAAACAGGGCCACCGTTTCGGCATCGTTCGGCCTGCGGGTTTCTGTTTCAAGAATCCGCTGCACCAGTTCAAACTGCTCCGCTGGAACGATTGCTTCATGGGTGTTGTCCACGATTACCCAGTCCCGCATCGGCACATTCATTTTCTTTTTGGAGCGATAATCCAACCGCCGTGTCTTTCCCTGTGCCAGTTTCCCGGTATAGACCTCATTGTGCAGGATGCGGTCCACTGCCTTGGCAGACCACGGCGGCTCATCGCTCTTGCGGAAATGCAGGCTCAGCTTTGCGCCGCTCTGCAGCTTTCGCGCAGCTGGGGACGGCACCTTTTCCGCATTCAAACGGTCTGCGATGCCCTGATTATTCATGCCGCTGATCTTCCAGCGAAAAATGTTCTGCACTGTTTCCGCTGCCAGTTCGTCCACGATCAGCTTGGTATGATTATCAGGGTCTTTCTGGTATCCATAGGTTGCAAAACTGCCCACAAAATCACCGCGCTTCCGTTTGACCGCAAGTTGGCTCTTGATTTTGACGGAAATATCCCGGCAGTAGGCATCATTGAGCAGATTCCGCATCGGGACCATAATGGAGTCGCTAGTCTTCCACGCAGATTGGCTGTCATAGTTGTCCGTCACCGCAATCAGCCGGACCCGCATGACCGGGAAAATGCGTTCCAGATAACGTCCTACTTCAATGTAATTTCGCCCGAAGCGGGACAAATCTTTCACCAGAATGCAGTTGACGGTCCCTTGTTCCAGTTCCTTGAACAGATTTTGGAACGCAGGGCGTTCAAAGTTCGAGCCGGAGTAGCCATCATCCACAAACTCGTCCACAATGCACAGTTCCGGGTGGTCTGCGGCATAGGCTTCCAGCAGTGTGCGCTGGTTTGCAATACTGTCGCTCTCTGTCTTATCGCCATCCTCACGAGACAAGCGCAAGTACAAGGCTGTACGGTATCGGGTTGTATTTTGCTGTGTTTTCTTCTGTAAATTGATATCAGGGTATAACAAAAGCCTTCCACCTCCTTAACGAATCGGCAATACTGTTCGTCAGAGAAGCGAAAGGCTCCACATTTATCTATGTAGAACAAGCCTGCCGAGCAAACTTTGCTCAGCTGGCACATTCCTATTTTCTTACCCACAAACAGCTTACCAGAATCATCACCCTTTGTCCAGTGCTTTATCGCATTAAAGTGTGAAATTTTTCTGTGCGATTTTTCAGCAGCTTGCCGAAACTTTCTCTACCGTTTCAGCTGGCAGACTGAAAGCATCTGCCAATGCACTCAGACAGTGTGCTGCTCCCTCTCGGTGCAAAATTCAGCTTCACAATGATTCCGTTATCCAGATAGCAATAAGGATTTCGGACCTTATCCAGCAGATTTTTCAGCCTTTCCTCCTGCGGCAGTCCGTGTTCCACTGCATCCTGCTGCAGTTCCTGCAGTTCAGACTGCTCAATCGTGCGGATGTCCCGGTTCCTCATCTGGTGGATCTGCTCCAGCCAGTTCATTGTGCCGTTTTCTTTCAATCGCGTTCCTCCCATTCAGGCCAGAAGTGTTTTCAGCAAATCCAATTTTGCCTGTCCTATGTTCTTTCTCATGCTGGGACCCGTGCAGGCAATCGGGGTACACAGTTCCAGCAGACGGTCATAGATACGGGCGTGGGCAGTATCCTGCGGGTTCTTCAACTCCGTCAGGGTCAGGTTCGTGGTAACGATCAGCGGCTTCCGGCTGCGGTAACGGCTGTCGATAATGTTATAAATCTGCTCCAGCGCATATTCTGTGCCGCGCTCCATGCCAAAATCATCAATGACAAGCAGCGGATAGCTACACAGCCTGTCCACAACTTCATTTCGCCCTGCAAAAGCATTGTTCAGTTCATTCATGATCCGGGCAAAATTCGTCATGCAGACTGCTATTTCCTGCTCCATCAGGGCATTGGCAATACAGCCTGCCATATAGCTTTTCCCTGTTCCTACGCCGCCCCAGAGCAGCAGCCCCACATTCTTCTCCCGCATTTCCGGCCAATGGTTCACATACCGCTGTGCCAGCTGCATCTGTGGGTTCTGCCCATGATCGTTTTCAAACGTCCAATTCTGCATCGCCCAGTCGGTAAAGCCCTGCAGCTTCAGCCGCCGCACGTTCTCGTGATGCAGCCTTGCTTTTTCTTCGGCTTCTTGCTTTTCTCTCACCGCCTGCCTGCACAGGCATTCGGCCGGATGGCGGTCACGACCAAACAGCTTTCTTCCGTTCGGGAAGAACGCTTCCTTAGGGGTATTGCAGCTGCCGCAGTACAGCAGCCCATCTTCTGCAACATAGTCCTGCGGTTCTGCCGAGATCGTCATAAGCCTATCCATCGCTGTTTGGATTGTTTCCGTCATAAACTTTCCTCCTCGTTGTAGGTATAGTCTGGGATGCCTGCTCCCGGTTTCTGTTGTCTTTTCTTTCGTGCCGACCAGCTGTGCAGGGTCGCCGCATGATCTGCGTACTTCCTGCCTGTAGACTGCATATAGGCTGAAAGGTCTTCAATCAGAACGTCCAACTCTGCAATTTCGATTTTCAGTTCCGAATAATTTTCCAGAAAAACATTCTGATACCGCCCATAGGCTTCTTTGGTTCTATTTATTTTGTTCCATCTCAGGTTGTTCTTATTTATTTGGTTAGCTGTGCAGTTTTGCGCAATCGTATTGCTCACTTTTGCACAATCAGGCTGCTCATTTTTGACCATCTCGATTGAGCATTTCTGCGCAGTCCGGGGAACGCCGAGAAATATCTGATTGGGTTTGGAAAAGCCATTGGACCGCCGTTCGATCAGTCGTGCAGCTTCCAGTTCCCGCAGAGCGCGGGTGACACTGGAAATACTGCTCTGCAGATCTTTCGCCAGCCCTGCTAACGGATAGAGCACGTATGCCCGGCCCTGCACATCCACCCAGCCATTCTTCTGCGAAAGGGTCATGCGGTCCAGCAGCAGAACATATGTCAATCGTGCCGTATGGGAAAGGCTCATCTGCAGCAGAAATTTCGGATAAGGAAAATACGCGGGCAATGGGGTTTGTGCTTTGATGTACTCTTTACTCAAACTTCCTCCTAGTCGTTTTCAAAAGTCCCTGCCGAATGGGAAAGCCCTGCACAGGCTTACGCATCCGGCAGGGTTCCGGGGTGCGGGGTGGAAGACCCTGCTGATTTACAAGCTCATATCGTAGCTGCGCTTCTTGCGTTTCGGTTGACGCTCTCGCTGTTCCTGTCGAGCCTGCTCCTGCCTTGCCTTTTCGCGGACTTTGGCCTCCCACTCGCGTTTCCATGCAAGGTCGGATTTCATCTCATTGGTTTTTCGGAAGATGCTG